ATCACGGGCGACACGACTAAAAATGTGGCAATGCTCAAGAGGAATTTTTTGTATATATGAAGGGCAAGAAAACGGCAATGGTCATAAAATACCGTGAATTCGACAGCAAGACAAGCTCAATAACCGTTAGCGGATACACGACATTGGAATTGATAGACAAGCGTTTCTTGTTGGGAACGTTCAATTTCACGAACGCAGAAACAGGCATGAGGACGATATGGACGAACAACCTAAGATCGCTTCCGGATATAAGATTAGGGGATCTGAAAGGATTCACCGAAACGGTCGATAGCCAATATACGAATAAGCTGTTCCTTGAGATATTTCCAGAGGTTTGCGCCACATCTGGGCTTGGGATAAGGATGCTTTTTGATTATGTAAATAAGCGCCATGTTTTAGACATTTATAAAGGCGTCAATAGATCAATTAATCAGACGACAAATACGCCGGCGACTTTTTCGGATGAGTGGGGCTCATTGGGTGATGTGACGATCATAGATGACAAGAGTGTGTTCAAAAATGTCGCCTACGTTTTTGGCCAGGGTGAAGGTACGGCAAGGATGTATGTGATTGTCGGCACCGCAACAGGGAGAAACCGCTTTGAGCTGCCGATTGATGCTCGTGACCTGCAATGGCAGGATGACCCAAGCGCAGAGAATTACCAGACCCAAGCGCAATATTTGAATACTTTAAGGGCCAGGGGGATAGCGAAGCTTAATGAGCACAACCAATTAGTCAGCTTCAAGTCAGAGATCACCGCCTTAAAAGATTTTGGCGTCAAATATGATTTGGGAGATATCGTCACGTGCCGCAGCCAAAGATATCAAATGCAACTTACCACACGCATCACCGGATTTGAGCACCGGATAGAAAAAAATGTATCGAAAATATATCTGATCTTGGGGGAGCCCACGATCACAGCGATAGGAGAGATGAGATTATGGCTCAGCTAGGAATACCGATCAACGGGCATACATATGATGCCAACACAGCCGGTAGATGGATATATGGGCGCACAAATGGCATATTCAGTTCGGACACCGATCTTATAGTGACGCCTGGAGGTGGGATGAATGTCAACATCTCCACAGGCGCAGCGTGGATGACGCCATCTAAATTCTTGGGGATATGCTACACGAATGATGCGGTTGAGGTATTGACGCATCAGCTAGCCGGCAACACGCTGCCCCGAATAGACAGAATAGTCGTCCATTGGAATGTCACCGAGGTAGGCACGCATCCATATTTGATGATAAAAAAAGGCACTGAATCCTCAAATCCTGTTGCCCCGTCGATAGACCGCACCGCATCATCGTGGGAATTGGCGATAATGGATGTCAGGATACCGGCAGGAACGCTTGTCATAACGCAAGCCATGTTGACTGGAGACAGGCGGCTAGACCAAAATTTATGCGGAATTGTGGAGAGTGGCATCAAAAGCATACCAACGCAAAACTTATATGATTCATGGTGGGCTTGGTTCTCTGAATTGCAGACAAGCGCAGAAGAAAAGGTGGCAATATTAACGGAATGGATAACAACCTTCAAAAATGAAAATATTGATGGGTTGGAGGAGTGGCTTACTACTTTTAAGGACACAAGCCTTGCTAACATGAATAATTGGTTCAACTCAAACACGTCAAGTTTTGAAGCACAATTCAACTCATGGTTTTCCGACTTGCAGAACACGCTAGACGAAAACCAAGCAACTAATTTATTTAACAGGATAGATCAACATGAGCGATTGACTCTAACAGTCGATACCGTCCACGGAATGCGTCTAAATGAAGGCAGATTTCAGATATTTGATGGCATAGGTTGGCTGACATTAGCAAGAGTCCAACAAGGATTAACTGCAGCTTATGCAGACGAAAAGCAAATGACAGCACTAGAGTTTGACTTATTACAATTAACAGCAAATCAATTTGATAATTTAGTAGAAAGAAGGAATGAGTAAAAATGGCTACATCACTGCAAACAGACAATATTGGATTGGGTATATGGTCTCCATCAGACACTATTCAAACTGCGGATGTCAATTCAAATATGGGAATTCTAGATAAGGAGATTTCAGGCATAAAAGTAGCATCAACAATAGAAGACATAGAGATCACTGTAAATATAGCAGATCTCCAAGCAACTATTGATTCACTTCCGAAGGTAATTAACCACAATGTCATTATTAATGTAAACGCCGGTACTTATGCAGGGGAAATAGTAATAGAAAAGTTTATGGGAGTTGGCACGATAAGCATAATTGGGGCATCAGTATCTGGAGCAACAACCCATAATGTATCCAATGTGATAATAAGGGAAAATACATTGAGGGATTTCAGCGTGGAAGGATTAAGAACGACAACAGGAACGACTTTTTGTTTTCAAATTGAATACAATAGTTCCTTGAGGGTAGTCCTTAATAATAATACGGCAACATCCGGAAGCTCTGCAACCGCAGATAACTACGGAATCCGAGCTTATGCGACTAGTTTGGTGTTCGTCAATAACGGAAATGTATTTTCAAACAAAAATAGGGCGATATACTGTGCATATGGGAAAATTATCACGAACAATAATTCTGGAACTGGTAATAATATCGCATATATGGCAAATAATGGGGGTGCAATTCATCAAATGACCAGTGCGGCCACCTTGACCGGAACCACGCTAAACACAAGAAGTTCTGGAGGGTACATAATGAAAGCCGATGGTACTTTTGTATAAATAATGATAAATAAACCCAATACGAAAAGGAGAAAAATCATGAAACTAAATTTACCAGTGAGATTAAAAAACCCAATTTTTATTTTTCAGCTGATCTTGGCGATTTTGACGCCAATCTTGGCTTATGCCGGATTGACGGCCCAAGATATGACGTCATGGGGTGCCGTAGGCAGTCTGTTAATAGGAGCGGTAAGCAATCCCTATGTGCTGTCGCTAGTCGTTGTAAGCGTGTGGAATGCGCTGAATGACCCCACGACAAGCGGGGTATCAGATAGTGATCAGGCACTTACGTACACGGAACCCAAGAGCGAGTAACCGCTCTATTTTTATGCAAAGAAAGCGAGGATAAGAATGGAAAAATATTCAAGTGAAGCACTTAAGAAGGGAATCGCCCCCGAAAAATCCGTCGATGAAATGACGGCAAAGGAAATCAGGGCATTTCAAGATAGCCTAGACCCAGACATGATGGGTTTTGACGGTCATGAAGGAATGGTGACAGAGGATGCTTAATATCAATAAAAATCTATCAGTCATCAACTACAATGCCGGCAATATCTCAAGGGTAAAATATATTGCCGTGCACTACACCGCAAACAATGGAGACACGGCGTATAACAACACTGCCTATTTTAAGTCCACTTATAGGGGTGCATCAGCAAATCTTTTTGTTGATGAAACATCCATTTGGCAATCAGTGGATGATAAAAATATTGCATGGCATATCGGAACATCAGGCAAATATTATCACGCATACGCAAGAAATAGCAATACGATAGGCATTGAGATGTGCAGCAGGATTGGTTCAGATGGGAAATATTATATTCCCGAAACAACGCAAAAGAATACGGCTGAATTGGTCAAATACTTGATGAATAAGTACAATATTCCGATCGCAAATGTCTTACGCCATTATGACGTGACCCATAAGAGCTGTCCGGAGCCCTTCGTCCGGGTACCTTCTCAATGGACTAATTTCAAGGCACTTATAACAGGAGCTACGACAAGCACTGTCACAAGCGGTTCCAGCACGACCGCAAGCGCAGGAACCACATATATAAAGAATAACAGGGTTGGGCTTGTGCAGACAGCCTTAAACACTTCCTATAAGTCCAACCTTATAATTGATAAGTCATGCGGACCAGCTACGCAAAAGGTTATTACGGCGCACAATCTGGCATATTATGGAGGTGTGGAGCCTTATGGCGCATATGTAAAAGTCGTGCAACAGATGCTTAATGACTTAAGTTACAATTGTGGAAATGCGGACGGCTATTTTGGCAAAAAGTCAAAGGCGGCGGCACTGGCATATCAAAAGGCTAATGGACTTAGTGCGGATGGCATTGTTGGGTTAAATACTATGCTGTCAATGCTCAAAAAATTCAATTAAGATAAAAATAGCATATCTGCCGGAATACATTTTAGGCATTCCGGCAGATGGCTAGATAGGAAGTGATAGCATGATATTAGCATCAGGCATAGACCCAGGCACAATAACTTTAATCGTGGCAGTCGTCAGCTGCCTGCTTTCAGTAATCTCCATGACAAGAAGTGGCGGCTCCACCCACGAAAAAGAAGGAGAGAGATGGGGGGCTTTTTCCACGGAAATCAAAGTAGAAATGAAATATATCCGTGGCGATTTGGAAGAGATAAAAGCTGCAGTAAATAAGACGGAGGAAAATTCAGACAATGCGCTCAAAGAGTTGAAGAAATCATTCAAGGACAACGTTTCGTATCTCCATGAGCGGATTGATCAACACTTACGAGATGAACATAATCAAACAATACCAAAGCGTAAACCATAAATAAGGAGATTCGATGAACATCGACGATAAAATTGAAAAAGTAGAGGAAAAGATAGATAACATAAGCCTTGCAACGGAAGTTCTTTGTCACACTAAAGATACTATTAAAAAATTATGGATTCTTATCATAGCCCTGATCATGGCATTGCTGATAACCAATACGTACTGGATTCACAAATTCACCCAATACGATTTTGTCAGCTATGAGCAGACATCAGACGATGGAACAAATAATTTCGTAGGAAGAGATGGTGATATAAATAATGGCAAAACAAATAATTAAGATGAAGAAAAAGAAAAATGGCGCAAAAGGCATGGCCATCAAGAAAAAAAAGAAATGATATTATCATTACGATTGGAGCGGTGCAATGGGCAAACGCTTAAAAATATCAGAGTTCGTCAAGAGCGAGATTCTATATTTCGAGGAAAATTGCAATTTTTTACCGGACGAATCGGAATATTTTAATTTGCGGTCAAAAGGCAAAAGCAACATAGAGATAAGCTTAAAGATGAACGTGTCCGAACGGACCGTGAGCAATCTGTCAAAAGCGGTCATAAAAAAAATATTGAAAGTCATTTAGGGTTACCCAAGATAATTTGGGTAGCCCTTATTTTTTTGCGTAAAAATTGCGGATTACGTGCATTTTATAAGCATTTTGCTTGCAAGTTTTCCCACGGTTTTAACGATAAAATTAACTTATGAATAAAGAATGGATAATTAAAATATTGGAAAATATAGGGCATAGCGAAAAAGATGCCCGTGGGATTTATGACTATTTCGAGTCGAAAAATGATTTGAAGGCATTGGAAAATCTTGTCTTAGCTGAGCAAGTTATCAAAAAAACATAGGAGGTCTTTCATGGCATATGAAGAGAGTTACGCAAGATACAGCGCAGAAAATGTATTTACCGGAATGATCAATGAAAGCGGCGATATTTATAACGCAGGATACCGAGGGGCTACAAGCAAGGTTGGTATAGATAATGAGCGTGAGAACATGCTCTTAAAGCAGATAAGTGAGATGCAGGAGGTCATTGATAATTACTTCAACAAATTGGTCGAGCTAGGGGAAATAGTTCCACAAAAGACACCAGAGGAGATAGCCGCCGAACAGTTGCGGCTAGCGCAGGAGCAAGCCGAACAGCAGGCATCGATCAATAAGCAATTGTTGGAAGCAATCGGCGCACTTAACGCAGAGGTCAAAGAATTGAAAGGAGTTACAGAAAATGGGATGGATAGAAAATCTACTGGGCTTGGCAGAAACACAGTCAGGAGCGATAGCGAAAATGACGGGAAGAAGCCAACATCAAATAAAATCCGCAATACAACAAGGAAAAAAAATGATTCCGAAAGTGATGAACAACCCTGATGCAGGGATTGAAGCCTTAAAAAATGCCGGCGTCGATAAAAACTTCATAAATTCAATGTTTGGCAAATATGGGAAATATGCTGGCAAATTAGGTATGTCGCAAAACTCCTTGAAATCCATGATTGACAAGATTGGTAATTCAGTTGGTTCCAATGATTTGCCTGATTCTAGTCAGCGGAAAAGTAAGCCAAGCAATGGCTTTAATTCGGGCAAATATCCGAAATTATAATGGTCAAACGGCATAAAGCCTTGACATAAATAAAAAATGAAAGGAGTACCAAATTATGGCATTTCAAAATAGCGTAGAAGAAAACATCATGGGCGGTGGAGGCTATGGCTTCGGCGGCTTCGGTGGTGGAAGCTGCGGTTTGATCATCATCGTATTGCTCATCCTGTTTGTTCTATTCAAGGATGATGGCAGAAACCATCATGACGGTTATGCTACGCCTTATCCGGCTTTCGGCGGCGGATGTGGCCCATGCGTGCAGCCTACATACAAGGATGAAAGCAATTGGGAGCAAGATTTCCACATCTGTAAAGAGATTGGAGCAGTCGACAAAGACGTGATCGCACAAGGATGCATGGACAGGGAAGCTACCCATTGCGAAGGCGAAAAAACCAGAGCTTTGATCGAGCAGAATTATATTCAAGACCTGCGTGATACGATTGCAGAGAAAAACGCCGCAATTCAAACAATGAAGGGAGAAGCCTTCACAGAGAGGAAGTTCGACCAACTGTCACAGGCAATCGCTTGCACAAATAATAACATCGATAAGATGTTCTGCAAGACGGATAGTATGATAAGTGCATTGTCTTGTGAACTTCCCAAAAGACCGCCCGTATGGAGCGAGTGCGTAGTTCCGCTCACTAGAGACTTAGATAGGGATTGCAGGGAATTCCCCCGTAGAGGACGTTTTGAAGATTCCTGCTGCTGCTCAGTGTAAGTAATATCAAAACAATTCAGGGTAGTTAAACCTACCCTGAACCTTACAGGAGGTGACAATGTGAATAGCGCAATATTGCCATTGATACTTGGATATCTTGCCGGAAATGAAAAGATGCGCAATCAGGTAATGATCGGATTGCAGCAAATAGCAGGGCAGGGGATTGACCTGCTGAATGGAGCCGGAAAGACAGGTGATGCCAATGTACCAAGTCAGCCAGTATCCAAGCCAGAGGAATGACAAGCCTGGATGGCTTAATTTTGGGATAAACACCTTCATACTCTTGCTCACGATAGACATTGTTTATCTAAATATCAGGAATGTCCAATTGAACCAAATGAATGTAAGCCTTAATTCGCAAAATGTCAGAAATAATGAAAAGAGCGCAAAAAGCGGAAAAGAAACATTGGAGATATTAAAGCAGATCAACAACAAAATAAAGTGAAGAGTGCATATCCGCACCGTAAACATGTGTGGGTAAAATCCACACTTATTTTTTATTAACAGAAAGGAAGTAATATTATGTTAGATACATATACAAATACAGACCAGACCCTTATCACAGGAGCACCATTGGTGTTTAATACCAATCGAATCCTCACCGGCTGTACGGTGACACATTCAGCCGGAACAACTTCAATCAATTTAAATAAGCCCGGGATCTACATAGTCCATTTTAACGCTGACGCAGCGGAAAGCGGCACTGCCGGCGTGATAACAGTCCAATTATTTGTGAATGGTTTGCTTTATCCGGCAGCAGAAGCATCAGAGGACAGCACGGCGACAACCGATATCGTCAATATGGATTTTGAAACCGCCGTATGTGTCACCCGAGAACATTGCGCATGTGGGAATTCAGTTTCTTTAACTTTTGTTGATACTGGCGTAGGCGCAGTTTTCAGCAATGTCGAAGTCGTCATCACGAAAATATGTTAAGGGGGTATGAATCATGCCTTATGAAGATATGAGAAAAAACCCAATGAATGCCGAAATGAAGATTCCAGATATCTTAATGGAGATAGATAAGGTTTTATTATGGCATAAGTGTTTTAATGACAAATCGATGAAGATGTGTCAGGCGGCAGGATTTAATGGATTTAAGCGTCTTCACCGCTATAACACACGATGTTTTTTAAATTGGCATCTATGTTTAGAAAACGAAGCTTATGACAAATTCAGGTTCACCCTTGATACCGAATATGAGGATTTCAATTATTCCACAAGCGGGTTGATCGACCATCTTAAGAATTGGGATATGAAGCTAGGCAAGGACATAGAAAAGCTTGCCATGTTCAACAACGAGTACCGGATGCTTGCAGGAGTAGGTAACAAGACAGCCAAAAAAGCGTTGAGAAAGATGACTAAAAACCACGAGAAAGCCGGAAGGTGGTACCGCAGATTCGAGGAAACAAAGTCCATGCATGATCAATACGATCTAGATGGAAAAATCCATGAGAAATACAAGAAAAAAGAAGAAGGCAAAAAGTAGGCGGTGGTCTTATGAGCAGAAAAACATGGCTTGAAGATATCAAAACTTTTATTCCAGAGTTGCTAGACGGTGAAGCTAATGAGAAGAACGCAATATTATTGAATGCGTTATATGACCTACAGGGGCATCTAATGGCCGAAGATGATAAAGATATTGATCAGTCAGACAAAATGCCCCAAATGGAAGAATCAGGGGCTGACATGGGTGTGAAAAATGAATGGATAATCAATCAGATATCGAAAGAGCTGAATGATGCCAACACATATTATGAAAAATGGTTAGAGACAAAAAACAAGGAATATAAAAAGATCGCTTCTGACGAATTGCAGCACAGTGAAATACTTGTCAAGATCGCTAGGGAAGATGGATTGCCAGATGCAGAACTGCAAGATCTTAGGACACGCCACAATATTTTGTTAGCCAAATTACATTAATTATAAAAAAATAGACTCTCTTATATGGGAGCCTATTTTAATTGATATTTCAATTGTTTTTATTTTTCCACTTTTCAAGAACATCCATAGCTTGATCTAAATCCGAAAACGTTCCGAGGTCAAATTGCTTTTTGGTCTCAAGATCATATGGGCGGACACGCCATTTCCTACGGTCTTTAGACCATATGATTCCTACAATTCCTGAATCCTTTGCTTCATCATATGCAGCCCTATAAGCTAACATCTTTTTATTTGCTTCCTTTGCTTTCTCTGGATTTTTCTTTTTCCATTCCAAAGATTGTTGGTTGTCTATCATTTTTAGATGTAAATCGGCACATTTAGGGCAAAATCTTTGCACTCCTGAATTTCTAATAATTTTTTCGCCACACATCTCACACATCATGGCATCACCTATTTTGACCGCCATGCCTTTTCTTTTGCGTTCATAATGTTGCTGTTTGGCTTTTCGCTTACGGGATTCCCTGCATTCAGGGCAATACCACGCATGAGGACCACCCAAAAACGCAACATTGCATTCCCTGCAAGCACGTGAAAGCATATTATTATTTCTCTCTATGGGCTTGAATTGATCGGCCTTTTCTTTAGCTTTAGCCTTTCGCAATTCAGCAGTTAGGCATCCACAACTCATAGTTTTTCCGGCGATTAAGCTGTCAATGCGCACAGCAATGCTATTGCCACAGCTGCATTCGCATTCCCAATATGATCTCTTATCTTTATGAATATATTTCTTAGCAATTAACCGGCCAAACTTTTGGCCGGTTATGTCTTTCGCCTTATTCATTTGATTCTCTCGTGCATAATTCAATGTATATGGACTCCATGTCACAATCGCCGCCTGCTTCAAATTCATCAAAGCTTTTTGGCTCTTCTTCATTTTCCTCACATTCTTCTAAGTATGCTTGATATTCCCTCTCATGTATGGCTGTCAATTGCTCTTGTGTGAGGTGTCTTCCTGTGTCGGCATTTATATATTCAATGCCCTCTTTCAATAATTTTTCTAACTCTTTCGTTGTGTAATCTTCAAATGTATTCATTACTTGTTCCTCCTTGTTTTAACTTATAACTAATTATAACATAGAGTATGCGCAATGTCAATAGATTGTAGACTAAAATATTGCACAAAATTAAAAATAAATTTTATATACATCTTACAAATCAGTTTTTATAAAGCATTGATTATATCTTCTATGTTTTGGCTGATGCTTTTGCCCGTGTCCTGCCGCATCCTCTCAAGCCTTGCCTTGATGTCCGGAGACACGGTCAGGTTCAGGGCCACTTTGCTGCCATGAGTCTCTTCTGGATCTCCGAACTCCTTTATGTAATGGTCACCCGTCAAATGCTCCTCACTCCATGCCTTTGCTTCGTCTAAGGTGTATGGTCGTATCTCTTCGCCACCACCGCCGCTGTTGCCGGACCACTTGGCGTATTTAGATAAGGCGCCACCCTCGCCGTGTATGAAGTACTCGCCCGTCTTTTTCTTGTAAAGGACCTCCTCGTAGTAGGTGCGGTCGGTCGGCAGATAGCCGTTATCCCATTTGCCGACCAAGGCGGCCGTGTCCGTGTTGTAAAGCAGTCCTCTTATCACTTTCTTCATCCTTGCATCCTCCTATATTTGATTATTTGAGCCATTCCGACGTCTCGGCGTTGATGTCGTCATACTGGCCGACAACGTAGCGTTCGTTCTTAAGATCGTAATAACCGGCTTTATAGTTGCCTTTATATTTTCCGTGTAATGTGTAGCAATCAATTCTTAAGACAATTCTGTCTTCCTTCTCGACCGCCCTCGCCTTCCTTTCTGCGCCGAGGTTGATGTGGTAATCGCTCCATGCCATATCATTTAAATTCTCCACCATCTTGTCAATCATTGCTTTAATCTCTTCGTTCATTTTATTTTCCTCCTTGTTTTATTCTATAACTAATTATAACACAGACCATGCGCATTGTCAATAGATAATAGACTAAAATATTGCATAATAATAAGATATTTATCTGTGCGAAATTGACAAAATAGCTTAAAAAGGAATTTTCTGCTTAATCTGTTGGCACATTTTTACGATATCTAGATCGTCTAAAGGCTCCAACCCGTGCCGCTTGCGCTTCGTGACATTTTGATAGTACAGTTGCGCATATAATTTATTATATGCTTTACGTCTTATTTCTGCATCAATCTTATCTTCCGGAGTCTTTCTTTTTTTCTTTGGCTTTGTCTTATTTTTTTTAACAATCTTGACATAACGTCCAGAGTCATATTTGATTCTTGCCGTCTTCCTTGCGATACGTTCGCATTCTTTACTGCAGTATTTGGTCTTTAACCCTAAGGGAAACTTTTTGCCGCACACATGACAAGTGTTTTCTTTGCGGGCATCACGCATATCCCTTTTAAGGAGCTCATCCCATTTTGAGGGATCGTCCATATACTCGCTGACGCTAGGAACGGCCAACGGTTCAAGACTATGCTTTATACGCCTTGTTACAAATTGGTAGTAGAGTCTATGATAACATCTGTTTTTCTTGATCAGTTCCCTGTCCTTGCTATATTTTTCATCATACAGCTGCTTCTGGCGTTGTGCCCTGCACGCAGGGCAGTACTTGCCCTGCACAACGGAAGTATAATATTTGTCTCCACAATTATTACAAATCTTCTCCATAATCTTTTTCCTTAATTATGCGGTTTTGACGCTTTCGATAACTCCGTTATCTAAAGTAAATAAATATTGTGTGGAATCCTCTGTGTTTATATAAGCGATCATGTCATAACCGGCATTGCTGCTTTTTTCCACTATCACTTCTGTTTCTCCATCTTCTTCAAAATCTTCAAAAGCACATATGATCTCATCAGTGTCAAATTCATTGCCTATAAGTTCTTCCAAATTTTTTAATACCATTTCCTCAGTCATTTTATTTTCCTCCTTGTTTTATCTTATAACTAATTATAACATAGACTATGCGTATTGTCAATAGGTTATAGATAATAATGTTGTACAAACATATAGCTGTAAACTGTGCAAATCTAACAATGATTTAATGGTTTTGTTGAATAATTAAATGACATTATTTTCCTCATATACCTCCTTTTCATAATATTCTTCTTTCTCCCCGTATACCCGATAGGACAGGTAACATTTATTTCGTTGCTTTCATTGCTCTAAATTCATCCGCTAATACTGTATATTTTAGTACTAATTCCCATTCACCCCGGCTCAAATAACCGCCGTGCGCAATCCGTTCTACTATGTCAATTTCATCTTCAAGACTTGCCGCAGCGTGAGCATTCGGCGCAAATCTTTGATTTAAGATATTCTCATACCAGAAATCGCTAAGTATGTTTCGCATTTTGGTACACACATAATCAAGTTTGTTTCGTGTTCCTTCATACAATGCTGTCATTTTATCCTCTCTTTCTCCCCGGATACCGCCAGGAACAATGCTTTATTCGATAGCTGTTTCAATATCTCCTATGGCTTCCTCCAAATTGCTAATAGCTTCATCCAGACTGTCGCAGGCAGCATCAGCCTTTTCATACCGCTCCGAATCTTGTAGATTTTCAGGCATGTTATCCCTATATTCTTCTTCTTCCTCTTTGAGTGTTTCAAGAGTTTCATTTGCTTCCGTAATTGCGTCAATAACTGCTTGCAGATTTTTTCTCCTATCCTTATTCATGTCTTACTCCAATTCTCCCCGGGTACCCGATAGGTCAGACAATAATGTTTTTAATCCATGTATATAATTAGATGCCCTTTCTTTTCTGTCAAATCAAACGCTCTCGGCTTAATGTCAAAGTTTGATAAATTGCTTTTTAAAATTTGTTCTTTGTTACCCTTAATCAATGTGCGTTTGCAATCAATTATTATATTATTACCTTCACCATATAGTTCAACAATTTGTTTTAAATTTAGCATTTTTCATTCCTCCGATTCTCCCCAGATGCCGCCGGGGTGGTGGTGTGCTTTTCTCCTTTATTTATCTCCTGTCCATTACATATCTTCTATAAGCTGCCCTTAGTGTTCCGTGTGATTCCCACTCATGTCTTATAAAATCGAATCCTTTTCTTGTTACTAAATATACATTCGCTCCATTCCATGCTCCACTGTGTGCCACGTTTACCGTTATGCTTTCATCATCTTTTAAATATTTTGATATTCTTTCCATCATTGCTGTGTCATTCATTTTCCTCCTTGTTTTATCTTATAATTCATTATAACATAGACTATGCGCATTGTCAATAGATCATAGACTAAAATATTATACAACTTTAAACTTTTATATTGTGCATTTTAACAATAATAATATTGGTATATTTATCGGACGATCAGAAAAAATATCAATATCATTGGCAGAATCATTAGCATATTATATCATGGATAAATCAATAGGTTATAATGTGTACAGTCTTTGCGCTAGCGACATACTAGAGACAGATATTTCGCTAAACCATTTGTTTTAGCGGCTCTGCGTTCCTGCTAGATTAATGTTAAATTAAGAAGTCAGATTAAATTCTGAGCAAGAGGGAAAGGGAGATAAAATAATGACGGATAGTGATAAATTGGACATTCTGCTTAAGAAAGTTGATTCGATGGAAAACAAGATGGGCTCGATGGGAAACAAAATGGATTCGATGGAAAACAAGATGGGCTCGATGGGAAACAAAATGGATTCGATGGGAAACAAAATGGATTCGATGGAAAACAAAATGGATTCGATGGAAAACAAAATGGATTCGATGGAAAACAAA